GGTAACGCGCGACCGCGAGTCTTTTCTAGCGACAGAAAATAAACAGGGGTGTTAAATTAACATGAACCAGCCAAAAGTTATGAAGATCGAGCAGCTCAAAACCTCGGATTTGATCCCCTACGTTCGCAATTCTCGCACCCATTCCGAGGCGCAAGTCGCGCAGATCGCGGGGTCGATTAAGGAATTCGGCTTCACCAATCCGGTCTTGATCGATGGCGAGAACGGGATCATCGCCGGTCACGGTCGCATTATGGCGGCTCAAAAGCTCGGGCTGGCCGAAGTGCCCTGCCTCCGGCTTGGCCATCTGACCGAAGCCCAAAAGCGAGCCTATGTGATCGCCGACAATAAGCTGGCGCTCAATTCCGGCTGGGATCAGGACATGCTGATCAATGAATTGAAGGGTCTGAGAGACGAGGATTTCGATCTTTCGCTGACCGGCTTCGATGAGCGCGAAATTTCGATTTATCTCACGGATGCCGATTTCGCTCCCGGCACTGAAGATGATCAAGGCAAACTCGACGAACTGAAACCGAAATTTATCACTTGTCCTCATTGCAAAACGCAATTCGATGCGAGGCAACATGAGCAAGACTGATCTTCGCATTGACTGGGCAACGCATGACGCGGCGAAATATGCGTGTCAGAATTGGCATTATAGTAAATGTTTGCCAGCTGGAAAATTGGTGAAAGTTGGAGCTTGGGAAAACGGAAAATTTATTGGTGTCGTTATATTTGGTCGCGGAACTAGTCCACAACTAGGAGTCAAATATGGATTAGATCAAACGCAATGCATTGAGTTGGTTCGTGTTGCTTTGACAAAACATATATCACCAGTGTCAAGAATTATGGCCATTGCAATCCGTATGCTTTCTTCATCTAACAAAGGAATTAGGCTTGTTGTGTCTTTTGCTTCTCAAGATGAAGGACACCACGGCGGAATCTATCAGGCAACAAATTGGATTTATTCAGGCACTACTATGCCGCAAGATGAATTTCTTTTTAAGGGAAAACGAGCAACTGATAGACAAGTTTCTCAATTCGTCAAAGACACGAGAATCGGAAGACAAGAATGGGAAAGAAGAGGTGTTCTTTTTCGTTTACCAACAACCCCAAAACATAGATATCTCATGCCACTTGACGATGAGATGAGAAAGCGTATTCTCCCGCTTGCGAAGCCATATCCTAAGCGTGTGCAGCAGGCGATGACCGAGAACCCCTCGGAACAGCGGCGGGGCAGCACCGACCCGCACGCTCCAAAGGATAGCTAATCATGGCCGCGCAAACATTCCCGCTCGAGACAATCTGCAAGCTCCTCGATCTCACACCGCAGAGCATTGCGCGGCTCGTCAATGACGGGATCATTCCACGACACTCTCGCGGTCGATATGAGCTTGTCCCATGTGTTCGTGGCTATATCAAATTCTTGCGCGAGCGAGCGTTGAAGGGCGATGCATCTTCAGTCTCCGGCGATCTCACAAGCCATCGAACCCGGCTCACTGCCGCTCGAGCCGACCTCGCCGAGATGGAAAAGCTACAGATGGAAAATCGGCTTATCCCTGCCGAGGATATCGCAGCGGCATGGGAAGCGATGGCATCAAATATGCGATCTAAGATGCTCGCCATCCCATCGAAGGCAGCGCCGGCAGTCTATGCAGCCGACAATCTCAACGAAGCCAAGTCGATCTTGAAAGACGAAATCAATGAAGCGCTCGCGGAACTCTCGGGCATCGAAATCCGCACTCGAAATCCAGTCGTCTCATCCACGAATGCTGGACCTAGTTCGGAAGACGATGGCGATCTTAACTCCTCCACCGAACTTGACGGTGAGCCAATGGGCTGACGCTAATCGCAGACTCTCGCCAGAGGCATCCGCAGAACCCGGCTCTTGGTCAACTTCTCGCGCAGAATATCAGCGCGGGATTATGAACGCGGTCAACGATCCGGCGGTGAATAATATCGTGGTGATGTCCTCGGCGCAGATCGGCAAAACAGAAATCTGCAATAACGTCTTGGGCTATCATATCGATCAAGACCCGGCTCCGATCTTGGTCGTTCAGCCAACTTTGGACATGGCGCAAGCTTGGTCGAAGGATCGCCTTGCCACCATGTTGCGCGACACGCCAGTCCTGCAAGGCAAGGTGGCCGATCCTCGATCTCGAGACAGCGGCAACACAACCTTGCACAAGGTCTTTCCGGGCGGGCATATCACGGCTTGCGGTGCGAATTCGCCATCCTCGCTTGCCTCGCGTCCGATCCGAATTGTGCTTTGCGACGAGGTGGATCGCTATCCTGTCTCCGCCGGGGCCGAAGGCGATCCAATCTCGCTGGCGCGAAAGCGCTCGGCGACCTTCTGGAATCGCAAGCTGATCATGGTCTCGACTCCGACCGTCAAAGGTCAAAGCCGAATCGAACAGGCGTTTTTTGAAAGCGATCAAAGAGAGTATTTCGTCCCATGTCCTGATTGCAATGAATTTCGGACGCTCAAATGGGCGAACGTGAAATTCGACAAGGAATCCCCAGAGACGGCGGTCTACACTTGCGAAGATTGCGGGTCGGTCTGGGACGATGCCAAACGGCTCCGGGCTATCAAGCGAGGCGAATGGCGAGCGCAAGCTCCGTTCAAGGGCACGGCGGGCTTTCGATTGTCGGCGCTCTATTCCCCTTGGATGAGCCTAGAAGATGGGGTGCGCGATTTCCTAGAGGCACGAAAGCAACCGGCAACGCTCCGGGTCTGGATCAACACCTATCTCGGCGAGACTTGGGAGGAGGAGGGCCAGCGGGTCGATGATATCGGCGTTTCGGAGCGGCGGGAGGATTATGGCGACCAGCTGCCGGAAGGCGTGGTGATCATCACAGCCGGGGTGGACGTTCAAGATGATCGTCTCGAGCTAGAAATCGTCGGCTGGGGCCGGAATGAGGAATCTTGGTCGCTGGAATACAAAACGATTTATGGCGATCCATCCTCGGCGGTGGTCTGGGGCGAGCTCGACACGCATCTCCGGCAGACCTATTTCCATGTGCGCGGGGTCGAATTGCCAATCCGGTCGGCTTGCGTTGATTCGGGCGGTCATCACACGCAATCGGTCTATGCCTTCTGCAAGGCTCGAGAGGGTCGGCGGGTTTTTGCCATCCGAGGCGTCGGCGGTGAAGGCAAGCCTCTGGTCGGTCGTCCGACCATAAATAACGCACAGCGGGTTAAATTGTTTCCAGTCGGTGTCGATACTGCCAAGGAACTCGTCTATTCGCGGCTCAAGATCACGGAGCCCGGGCCGGGATATTGCCACTTCCCGCAAAGCTATGATGACGAATATTTCCGCCAGATCACAGCCGAGCAGCTTGTTTCTCGCTATCACAAGGGCTTCTTGCGGCGCGAATGGCAGAAGATCAGACCTAGAAACGAGGCGCTCGATTGCAGGGTCTATGCTTTGGCGGCATATTCTTTATTAAATGCCAATATGAATCTGGTGGCGGATAAGCTACAATCCCGGCCAACCGTATCCGAAGCACCGACCGAAACTATTGAACCAGACGCGCAGCCGAACGAAATTCAACCTGCGATGATGGCGCGACCAAGCCGAAGAGCACCAGCGCGAGGTGGCTTCGTGAATGGGTGGAGATGACATGGCGAACCTTTTTGATTCAGCTAATTCGCCGCTCGAAGAGCCAGAGGAAATCGTTGTCGGCGATTATGTTCAATGGCGTCGAATGGACCTCGAGGACTATTCGCCATCGCTCTACACCGCGACCTATGTCGCTCGTGTTGCAACCGGCAATAACACCGAGATTCAGATCGTAGGCACGTCCTATCAGGGCGGATTTCTTTTTACTGCGAATTCTGCAACTTCAAGCAATTATGTCGTCGGTGAATATCACTGGCAGCTTGAAATCCTTCGAAACTCCGACAACAACCGTATTGTTGTTGATCGTGGTCTGTTCAAAGTTATTCCAGACCTTGATGTAAATGGTTCTGATCCGCGCACACATGCGGAAATTATGCTGACTAAAATCGAGTCGATCTTGCAAGGTCGTGCCGATGGCGATGTCGCATCTTATTCAATCAATGGTCGAAGCCTCACAAAGATTCCGATCAATGATCTGATGACTTGGCGCGATAGATATAAAGCTGAAGTCTGGAAAGAGACGCAGGAAGATCGGCGTCGTCGCGGCATCGGCACAGGTGCTAACATTCTGGTGAGGTTCTGATGGGGCTGATCGACAGATTTTTCGGTCGGAAAAAAAAGCCGATCTCCATTCGCCAGTATGCAGCAGCGCAGAAAGGTCGGCTCTTTGCTGACTTTTTGGTGACGCAAAAGAGCGCAGATAGCGAAATCTATCCTGCGCTGCGGATCGTTCGTGATCGGTGCCGAGATGTCGCGCGTAATAATGATTACGCGAAAAGATATCTGCAACTGATGACCACAAACGTCGTCGGTGCAACAGGCGTTAGGGTTCAAGTTCGTGGTCGGAATGCTGATCGTTCTCTCGATGCGCCCGGAAATACCATCATTGAAAATGCATGGCATCGCTGGGGCTCGAAGGGAATCTGCACAATGGATGGAAAGCTCTCATGGCTTGATTGCCAGAGGCTTTTTATCGACACGCTTTGCAGAGATGGTGAAGTCCTTATCCAGAAAGTGAAAAATCGCAATCTGCCGCATGGCTTTGCAATTCACTTTATTGAGGCTGACTATCTCGATGACCAATACAATCTTCGCGCAACGGAAAACGGAAACGAAATCCGTATGGGCGTCGAGATCGATAAATATGGCAAAGCAGTCGCATATCATCTCCTTGAAAATCATCCCGGCGCGGATATTTATTCGCGACCAACAAATATTCTGAGGAAGCGGATTCCGGCTGAGGAAATGCTTCACATCTATCTGCGTGATCGTCCAAACCAGACACGCGGAATGCCGACAATGACGACCGCTCTCACGCGGTTAAAAATGCTTGATGGATACGAAGAAGCTGAACTCGTTGCTGCTCGTGTTGGCGCATCGAAGATGGGTTTCTTTACGTCTCCGGGCGGCGATGGTTATGTCGGTTCTGATCTTGAGGACAAGCACAACCCTGTCATGGAAGCGCAGCCCGGAATGTTTGAGCAGCTTCCTGCCGGCATGACATTCCAGAGCTTCGATCCGCAGCATCCTGTTTCGGCGTTTGCTGAATTCGAAAAAGCAATCCTGCGCGGCATCGCTTCAGGTCTTGGCGTGAACTATGTTTCGCTTGCCAACAATCTTGAAGGCGTTTCTTATTCCTCGATCCGTCAAGGAACGATGGAGGATCGCGATCATTATCGCATGATGCAGCAGTTTATGATCGAGCATTTCATCGAGCCGATCTTTAAAGAATGGCTGCTCATGGTCATGACAAAGAGCGCGATTCCGATCCCAGACACGAAATATGATAAGTTCGCCGATAACCTGATCTTCAGGGCTCGCGGCTGGAACTGGGTCGATCCGCTTAAGGAAATCCAAGCTCATGTTGTCGGTCTGCAAAATGGCATCGTCACCATGCAGGACATTGCAGCGCACTATGGCCGCGATGTCGAAGAAGTCTTCGAGCAGCTTGAATCCGAACGCGAGCTTGCAGAATTCTATGGAATCAAAACTGCCTTCCAGCCTTTCGGCCAGAAAGCACCAGCACCGCCAATCGTAGATGGCGAGGAGGTGGTCAGTGGCAACGTATAAGGGAATCGAAATCGATCTCGTGCCGACCGATGCAATGGTGGCGGAGGCCGAGCGCGGTCTTGCATGGCGAAAAGAATTCGGTCGTGGTGGCACCGAGATCGGCGTCGCTCGCGCACGCGATATCAAGAACAAGGTCGATCTCTCGCCTAGTACGATTCGCCGGATGACGAGCTTTTTTGCTCGGCATGAGGTCGATAAACAGGCAGAAGGATTTTCTCCCGGCGAAGATGGCTATCCTTCAAATGGCCGAATCGCATGGGCGCTCTGGGGCGGTGATCCCGGAAAATCATGGGCAGAAGGAAAGGCTCGACGCATGACTTCTATTGATGAAAACAATCGAGCTGATGCCGATGCTCTCAAGCTCGGCGATTTCGTCTCGTGGGATTCCTCCGGCGGCACGGCTCGCGGCAAGATCGAGCATATTATGCGCGAGGGAACGCTCGGCATCCCTGACAGCGAGTTTTCAATCAATGCTACGCCAGAAGACCCTGCGGCACTGATTCGCATTTACCGCGAAGGCGAAGAAGGCTGGGAGGCGACCGAAACTCTTGTCGGTCATAAGTTCTCGACGCTCCGCAAGATCAACGATCTCCGCTCGATGCATGAGGAGCGTCCTTATCCAAACGAGCACGCTGCGCGAATCACTAACCCCGATCAATATGATCGGTTCCGTCGTGATAATGATGCTTTCGGTGACGGAATTGATGCAATTTATGGCATCAAGGGTGAAATGACGGAATTGCAAGCGATTCGCTTTGACGCTACCATGTTCACTCCGGCTCAAGCCCGAGAATGGCTTGATGAGCATGATTATTCGCCTATCGAATTCGAAGAGGCGACCGGCGAGGACGATATGGACGAGGACGAAATCGAAATGGAAATGTCTGCCGGTGTCATCTTGAATGATGAGCGGGCGGCTGATCTTTCCAAGCGCTCGATGTTTATGTCTGCGAAACCCGTCGATGAGGATTCTCGTCGGGTTCGGATCGCAGTTTCCTCCGAAATGCCGGTCGAGCGGTCTTTCGGAACTGAGGTGCTTGAT